TGCCGAATATTCACGGTGAATTATACATATTTACTTTTGAACAGTTAAATGAGTTTTTGCTTGAGTTCAAAGGCACAGAGATAACAGAAATGGATCATCATAATATTTGGCAGAAGAAAATGATGATCTTTGGTGGGTAATTCCTTTAGAAGGTTATGTTTTTATTGAGGAAATGTATGAGTATTGGAGAGACAACATAAAGAAGTAAGCTAGGGAAAATCTACACAGCCCCGGAATATACGGAACAATAACTATATTATTAGTTCTGATTCTTGTATTAGGCATCCCGAAATTGATTGGGTGGATTAAAAGCAAATTTAGATAAATTTGTTTTTTAAATATAAATAACTTAATTTTACGTTTTCATAGGTTTGGTTAGGGGAGGCGGGACCAGTCTCTGATGCTAGTCCCGCTTTTTATATAACATGATAAAATGGATTGGGGTACAAATATTAATTGGGATACGGATATTAACCTGGATAGAAATATTAAGCAAAAAGCATTAAAAAGAATAGTAAAAAATAACCAGATACATTTTATTAAAGCGAAAGCCCTTTCAGATTTATGCGTGAAGCCAAAGAAAAATGAACAATATAGAATAATAACAGAAAAACAATTTAATGCCTATGCTTTAATTTTATATGTCTTGCAGACGGAAATAATCGAGGAGATGTATTTGGCGATATATAGGATTAATGAAGCAACTGTACAAAGCATAATTGATTTTATTGAATCAGGGGAAATAAAAAAAGCAACATTTGTAATATCTAATTTTTTTAATCAAACGAAAAAACCAGAGAAATGGGCGATAAAACTGAAAAATTATTGTACAGGAAATGAAAAAACAAAACATATATATACTCATAATCATGCTAAGGTATTGGCTATCAGAACAGATAAAGATGATTATTATATATTTGAAGGGTCAGGAAACATGAGTGATAATGCAAGGATTGAGCAATATATTTTTGAGAACAATAAAGAAGTGTTTGAATTTCATAAAAAATGGATGAGTGATTTAATTGACAAAAGTTGACATACATAAAAAAGCAATGATAGCAGCCCTTGAAAAATCACTTGGGATTGTTACTATTGCCTGTAAGGAAGCAGGAATATCTCGAACATTACATTATAACTGGTATAATGAAGATGCTGAATATAAGCAGGCCGTTGATGACGTGGCTGATATTGCGCTTGACTTCGTGGAATCAAAACTATATAAAAAAATAGAAGCCGATGACACAACTGCAATGATATTCTATTTGAAGACTAAAGGCAAGAAGAGGGGGTATATTGTAAGAACAGAACATGAGTTTTCCGGCTCCGTTGTTTTACCAATTACAGGGATGCAAATAGTAAAAGATGATACCGAAACTTAAGCTTCAGGATAAGCAAATTAAAGTATCGGAATATTGGATTGATGATATTTCTGAAGAGATTCTGTACGGCGGAAGTAAAGGATGCGGAAAGAGTTATTTGGGATGTTCGCTTATTTTTTCTGATGCTTTAATATATCCGGGTACTCATTATTTCATTGCACGGCATAACCTGAATGATCTCAAAAAATACACTACCCCGACCATTGTTGAAGTCTTTACAAAGGTGGGGTTATCATTTACTGATTACGTTTCCTTTAATGGTCAGGATAATTATTTTGAATTAAATAATGGCTCAAAGGTATTTTATATTGATTGCCATTTTCTGCCTTCCGATCCTGAATATCATCGTTTTGGCTCTTTGCAGTTTACAAGAGGCTGGTTTGAAGAGATAGGGCAAATAGATTCGCTTGCTATCATTAACTTATCAGTGACAACCGGGAGATGGAAAAATATAGATTATAAGCTTAAGAGAAAAATATTAATGACATGCAACCCGAACAAGGGTTATGCTTATAATAACTTTTATCTGCCTGACAAGAAAAAAAACTTACCGGATTATCGTAAATTCATTCAGGCGCTCCCTGCTGACAATAAATATTTATCTGCTGATTATATTGAATCCCTTAACAGGCTCCCGGCAAATGAAAAGGAACGTCTGCTATTTGGCAACTGGGAGTTTGACTCTGATCCCGCAACAATGATCGATGGCACCACAATAAATGATATGTTTACTAATACCTTTGTTAAACCAGGTAAGAAGATAATTATATCCGATATTGCCCGGTATGGATCAGATAGAGCAATTATAACCGGGTGGGAAGGATTTATATTGACTGATTATATTACCTTTGATATTTCATCAATGGTTCAAATACAAAATGCTATAAATGCTTTAAAAGTGAAAAATTCAGTACATTTGTCCGATATACTTGTCGATGAGGACGGGATTGGTGGCGGCGTTGTGGATAACCTGCATTGTCAGGGATTTTTGAATAATGGTAAACCTGCAAACCCAAATTATCAGAATATGAAAACTGAATGCGGGTACAAGCTGGCAGAGATGGCCGGGCAGATATGGATTAAATGTGAACTTCCTGATAAGGAAATCGAGATGATCAGACAGGAGTTAGGGATGCTAAAGACATACGATGCAGATAAAGATGGCAAGTTAAGGATTTTACCAAAGGAGAAAATCAAAGAGCGGATCGGGAGATCACCTGACTGGATGGATATATTTATTATGCGTATGTGGTATGAGGTAAGGATATTAATCGACACAAACCAATGGGCTTAAAAAAATAAAATATGAAACCGATAAAATTTAAACATCAAAACATTGTATTCGCAAAAGATCAATCAGGATACCAGCCATTACCAGCATTAAGACTTGACACTCCAGAAGGCGAAGTTATATCATGTTGGAAAATGTCATTAAAAGAAAGAGTAAAAGTTTTATTTACGGGCCATGTCTGGGTTAGCTTAATGAGTTTTAATAAGCCACTTACTCCAAGTTATTTGTCAGTTAATCGAAAAGAAGTATTTCTTGCCCCTGAAGAAGGAAAATTATTAAATAAAAAATAAGATATGTTTAACAGAAAATACAAAGAGTTAATTGCACAGCAGAAAGCTATGCTGGCAGAAGTTGAAGTTCAGGTAACGCAACAAAATGAACTTTACAGGGCCGTATATGAATTACTCTCAACAGGAATGGCACTTGGGAAAGATTCGAAGATGAAGGATTACATAAAGGAAGGTTATGAAGGTAATCCTGATCTATTCTCAATAGTGACTAAGCTGGCCGGGATGTTCGCCCAGGTGATGATTAACACTAAGCTGATGCAAAAGCAAGGGGGCAAATATATCGAAGTCGATAATAACGAGATAGATGCTCTGTTTGAGAATGCTAATTATTATCAGAATTTCTTTGAGTTTTGCAGGCACTGGGCCATTTCTTATTACATAACCGGCAATGCCATTACATATGCACCACGATTGCCAATTGGGCTGAATCAGGGTAAGCTGACAAAAGACGGTATGATAATTATGCCTTCGCAAAACGTGGATATATTACCATTATCATGGCGGCAGCCGATTGGCTTTTATACTCTCGACATGAATCAGACCTATAAAATTGACGTCAAAGATGTGTGGCATGAACGTTTTGCACCGACATTGAATTACGACGGAGGTAAAAACTTCATGGGTATGTCACCTGTTAAGGTTGTTCAGAATATCATCAACTCGCAGAATGCAGGATATGAGATTACGGCAAAGATGTACAAGCAGGGACACCCGCCCGGTATTTTGAGCAAGGAAGTGGAAGGAGGTAATGAGACCACGGCAGAGCAGGAGAGTAAGTTCCGGGAGCGTTACAAGACAAAATACCAGGGGATGAATAATTTCACGGTTCCTATTTTTACCCTCGGTAAGATGTCATATACAAAGATAGGTTACGATAATCTGCAGGAACTACAAGTTATTTCGATGAGTGAACACGGTCGGAGGATCTTCTGTAATGTCCTGCAATGTCCTGCACAACTCTTCAATGACATCGCTGCAAGTACTTATAACAACATGATCGAGGCAGAGAAGGCAATCTATACCCACCGCATCATCCCTGATGTGAGCCAGTTCCTTGCAGGGTTCAATAATATCATCAAGGCTTACGGTGATTTTTATCTTAAGGCAGATTATTCAGAGATCAGTTGTTTGCAGGAGGAGAAAGCTAAAAAAGTATTATGGGTAAGTCAACTTTATAAAGATGGGGTGATCACCGGGGACGGGTACCTGGAACGGCTGGGAGAAGAACCGACAGGGCTGCCTGATATGCAGATAAGATATATTGATGCAAACCGATTGCCTACTGATTATATTGAAGGTGGCGATGTGGGCAAAAATGACAAATGGTATGAAGAACAAAATTTAATTAACAAAATTTAATATCATGACAGAAAAAAAAGAAGTTAAAGAAAAGACTTTCACAAAGAAGCAAGTGGAAGAGCTATTGAAACAGCAGATAAATGATTGTGCCGAAGCAATTCAAGACAGTAACTTGTCCGAGTACACGGCCAAACGTAAAATACTTGAAACAAAAATAGTTGAAGTCAAATGAATAACCGGAGGCTCTGGGCAATAATAGACAGGCAGAAGGCAGCTTATCGACACAAAGGTAATCCTATATTCATGCGTGCCTTTGATATGCAGATAAAGCCGTTATACGATAAGATAGCAGAGACTTCTGATATTAGGGATGTCATAGTCCCGGAACTTGATAATAAAGCCATTGAGGAGGCTTATAAACGATTATACATGATGACCGTTGTGTCATTTGCTTTAAAGGAAAGGAAGCAATTAAGTAAGAGCTTTAAAAAGCAGGATGGAGACGAGATATTTGAGGATATGCTATATTCAGAGATTATTAACTATTTAAAAGTTCATACTGGAGCAACTATAACAGCAGCAGGGGACACGTCACTTGAATTGATCCAAAGGATGATAGCAAAAATGGTTCCAGAAATTCTTGATCAGGGATTAGCAGCAGGAGCATCACAGACAATGTTACGGGACCAGATACAGAGTGCATGGCACGAGATGAAATATTACAGAACTGAAAGGATTGTCAGAACGGAAGTTAACAGGGCCTCAAATTTTGGAAGTCTTGAAGGAGCGAAGAGTTTGGGCATTGAATTAGACAAGACGTGGATCAGTGCTTTTTCTGCTGATTCCAGATTCGCCCATACGGCAGCAGATGGCCAGACGGTCGATCTTAACGGGTCATTTATTGTCGATGGTGAGAGTCTTCAATACCCGGGTGATCCGGCGGGGTCGCCAGGTAATACCATAAATTGTTTGTGCAGTACCTATAATCAACCAAAAAAATAATTTGTGTTATATTAAATTAATTTTATATCTTTGCAAAATGGAAAGAATAGTTTTTAAAGATTATGAATGCACCATAAAAGACCTAAATACCGAAAAAGGTATTGTGGATGTGTATATCAATGCTTTCGATAATGAAGATTCAGATGGAGATGTATCACTCCCCGGCTCTTTCAAGCGCACTTTCAAAAATGTTGGAAATTCTATTCAGCATTGGTTGAATCATAATAGAGATTATTTAATTGGCGTACCTATAAAACTGTATGAAGATACGATAGGGGCACTTGCTATAAGCCAGCTCAATATTAATAAGCAACTCGGAAGAGATGTTTTTGAAGATTACAAGCTATTTGCTGAACATGGGAAGACCTTACAGCATTCTGTACGGGTGGCACCTGTTAAATTTGAAGAGGAAAGAATAGGCGATAAAACCATCCGCCGGGTAAGTGAATGGAAAATGATCATGGAATTCTCAACCCTATACGGATGGGGAGCAAATCAAAAAACTCCTCTTAATTTTATAAAAAGCATCAATGA